AACGATCTGTACTATATGCTTCTCCAAGTTCATGAAGTGAATTGTCCATTACAATGTATCGTGCTATATTTTTTGAATTTTGGAAAAATACACGATATTCTTCGTTTTCATCCATTAAATGGGGTAAGCAATAATCGTAATCGTTAAATTCTCTACTTTTTGTTAATAGACAAAATGGCACCTCGTGGCTAATTTTTACTTTTTTCATAATTTATTTTTTGTTTAAACTATCTGCTATTAATTGTTTGTACATTGTTGTTGACCATCCATGATCTCTATTTAAATACTGTATAGGAATATCTAAATCATCTCCAGTAAATGGTTTTCCTATATAATCATCACCTAAAAATCGAACATCAAAGTTTCCTTTAATTAAAGTTTCATATAAATCTTCCTCTGTTTGATATTGAAATACATAATCAACTTGCCTAAGTGAAGAAAGTATCTTTACTCGATCGGACCAATGTAAAATTGGTTTAAGTTTTTCCGGTCGTTCAACGGATGGATCTTCGTGTAAACATATTATTAATCTATCACAGTATTTTTTACATTCCTCAAACATAGCAATGTATCCTGGATGGAGTACATCAAAATTTCCTGCTATAACTCCTCTTTTTATATTAATTTTCTGCATATGCGTGTTCGTATGATTCTATAGCTATTGATTCTAGGTTTGCAAAACGAGCTGAATCATATCCAACCCAACGTAGTCCCATTTTAGTTGTTCCTTCATTTTTTATTCCAGCTATAATAAACACTCGTTGATCGTAATTGTTTAAAAATTCTTCAACAACTTCATATTCTTTTCCATTTACAACTTCAGCACCCTCAGGTAACTTCCTGTCATTGATACAAACTACTTTTTTCATCTCCAATCTATTTTATGATTATATACTCTTTCTGCGTATCCATTTACTCTAGGGTAACCGGTGTTGTAATATCCAAATACAATTTTCCAATTTTTATATTGGTTATGTAACATTCTTAAATATTTCATTGAGGTCATTATGTTATACTTTACATCATTTAATAATATTTCTTTAGATACTTGATCTTTGTTTACCCAACGTGCTGTTGATTTTAAAACTTGCATAGGCCCTAAAGCTCCGGTAGGGGATATTTGAGTATTTTTATATTTCCAATGAAATGGACCTTTATATCCTGTTTCCAATGATGCTATTCCATATGCATATTGTCTAGGGATATTAAATGAATCTGCATAAAATTCAATACAACTATATACTTGAATGCAAGGTGGATCAGTTACATTTACTGTAAAACTTTTTCTTATTGGGGATGTGACGACTTCTTCAGGGGTTAAAAGCCTAAAGGAGGATATAACCGCTAAAAATATAGCGGCTACACCCAAAAATTTTAATTTATTCATTTACATTTGCATTTTGGTAAATTCTATTTGAATACATTTTAAATATTGTCATTCCAATTGAATCTGAATATATTTGATAGTTTCCGCTTGCACGGTCAATTAGCATTAATTCATTTCCTTCATTTACCGCAATTGATACATTAGAGGTAGAATAAATATTTGAATATGCATTTGATTTTGGTGTAGGGGGATAATTTTGAGTATATCTTCCAATGAAAAATCCTAATACTAATGCTCCTACGATTATTCCGTAACTAAATATTTTTTTTAATGTTGATAATACTAATTCTTTATTCATAACTGATTTCATATAACTGGTTTTAGGGGGTTACTTTTTTTTAGGTTGTTTAAATTTTACTGAATTTTTTAGTTCATGATAAACATGGAGTTCAGATAAAAATGATTGGTTATTTAATGGTACTTTTTCTACAAATCCACCATGTTCAATTACTTTTCCATCGGGCATAATTGTTCTTGAAATTCGAACTCCTTTTCGAGGTGGTTGTTTTTTCTTACATAACATTCCAAATCTGCGTAAAAATAATCGAAATTTGGTTTTAAATGTTTTTGTTGATGTCATAACTTTTATTTTTATAATTAAAATATACAAAAGGAAATTAATATTTCCAAGTTTTTTTAAATATTTTAGAATTTTTTAGGACGACCACGTTTTTCTACTTGTTTTCCAGAACGATCGAATGTTTTTAAACAATACATATAAAATTCCTCAGTTGTACCATCAAAATCCGTAATATGATCTTCATATTCTTCTTTTGTCATTATAAATTCACGTAAAAAACCATCTTGAAGTGCTTTTAAACGAGTGTTTTCATCTTTTTCAAAATCCTCTATTAAACGTTTTCTACGAGCTAGATCTACTCCGTTTTTTTCGAGTAATTTTTGTACATCTCCGTTGTATTCTATGTATTTTTCGTTGATTTCTAACTCAGATAATTTCCACTGCCAGTAGTAATGTGAAAATTCATATTCACCATTTTTAATGCGATCAATAAATTTAACCCCACGTGGTAATGGTTTAAGTTTGGTATCAAAACGCCTCCACCATTTAAATTGGTTGTAATTTAGGGGTTGTAATTTTGATATTTCTTTAAGTACTACTTTTGGATCAGATGTTGTAAATAGCATAACCTTTATTTTCTTAAATATACTAAAAGTATTTTAAAAAGCCAAGTTTACTTAAATTTTATTTTATTTTATTTTTATTTATGAAGGATATAGTGGGATTATAACTTCAAATTCTGTCGGTGTCCCAAGAATAGGAAGTAAAGAATCATCATAAACAATATACCAAAATTGAGGTGTGTTCAATTCTGCAAATTGATAGTCAATCCAATTCTGTGTTATATCATCGGGAGTAACAGGGATGCCGTAGTAAGCATCACATAACTCACGAGAGGTGATTGCTTCTGCTTCTGTGTTGTATTGGTATCCTTTAATAGATTGCATAGTATGTGTTTATGTTTGATTCCGCTCCGTCAATATCTGCTTGAGAAAATACACTTGTATAAACTACAATTTCTTGAATATCTCCTAAAAAAGAACCCCCTTGAGATGCATCAAAAGAACCAATGTATCGTGGAGAAGTAGCTAGCGCTGCAGGGGTAGATCCGTAAGCTGTAAGGGTTTGATTTACGCCATTAATTGCAATTATTGTATTGCCATTTGTTTTATGTGTTGACCAATTCTGCCATTGAAAGGTAGCAAGATATTGTGTATTGATATTTTGTAGTCCACTCGTAGACATACCCCCCGGTGCGAAAACATCAGTAGACGCTTGCGTAGTCGTATTTGGGTATTGTTGCCATTGTATTCCTGCTGCGCTATTTCCACTTCCTCCACCTTGTGAAATTATAGAACCATATTGAGATCCTCCATTATTTCGATTTCTTGAAGTATGAAACAATGTAGAATTTCCTGTATATGTCCAAAGAGAGGTTGGGTAACTAAGTAATTGTGCACTTCCATTTGTGAATTGCAAACACGGTTTAGAGTTTACATTTATTACTACACCACTACTAACAATTTGTGGTTGATTTGCAGCTGTTGAATTTGTTGCATTATTACTATTACCACTTTGGTCGTACCAAGTTGTCACAAATCCATTACCAACACCACAAAAGGAAGTTAATGCAGTTGTATTAAGACCTCCAAGTGCAGTAAATCCAATATCTTGCTCAGTGTTATCACTTGACCTTCTTACACGAATAGCACTGCCACTATAAGCCTCACGTAATAAACGAAGTGAATAGGCGGCAGCTGCATTTGGGTATATATCTAATAATCCGGTACTTATTACTATAGTACCAATCGTTCCTAAATTTGTAGGAACTTGACCTGCAAATGTTTTGTCGCTAAAGCCACGAAATAATCCAAAGTCAGCCATTAGTAATCTCCTTTAATTGCAAATACATTTACTCCTGCTGCTGTTGCAACAGTAATTCCAACCTTCACCACTTGACCTGCTTTAAGTTGTAAATCAGAATAAGTATTAACTTGTCGTTGTGATGTTGCTGTTGTTGAAGGTGTTATTGCAGCCAAAGCAATCTCATCAAATAACTTAAAGTTAGCACCTGCGGTATCACTTATAAAGATAAGAACTAAAGTCGCGGCATTTGTTCCTGCTACCTTTGCACCTATCTGTGTTATTTTAGTTCCATTAGTTGCCGCTGTTAAAAGTGTAACAGTGTTAGTCATTGTTGCACCTGTGCGGTCTGTTGTTGCATCAGTTACTGTAGCGAAAGACGTTTCAGGTACAAGTGCGAAGATTGGTTGTAAATTTGCTGGCATTGTTTAATAATTGTTTAATAATTGTAAAATAAATATAGTGAATTTCCGGGAGATGGAGTAGATAAATAAGATGCTGTAGCAGAAAAAGAAGCACTTACTGCATTTAAAACATAAGAGGACGTTTGAGCATTTTGAACATAAGATGCAGTTTGAGCATTTTGAACGAATGATGCAGTTTGAGCATTTTGAACATAAGATGCAGTTTGTGCATATGAAGCACTTGTTGCATATGATGCACTTGCGGGGGTAGTAGTAGAAGATACATAATCCTGTGGAGAAAATTTCATAATCCAATCTCCTCCTGATGTTGTATTTTTATAGTAGGTATATCCTAAAACTCTAACTATATTTGGTGGGACTGTTGGGGGAGTACAGTCCATTACACCTACTCCATCTGATTGTAAATATATTGGGGCTCCTCCTATATGACCTGCTATATAAGGGCCAAAAGTTCCATAATCATCATGTACTACTAATTCTCCTTCTAATAATACAAGATTGCCTGGAAGCCAAATACCTAAAACATATGTAGCTTGGGTAGATTTTGTAGCTACTGGGTTCCAAGTAAATGTATCTTTATCATAGGCTACAACATTATATAAAGCTGCTGAAGATGAACCTTGAATTGTTTTTCCTGCATATGATGATGTTGCAGAAAAAATATTTTGAGTAATGTTTACAATTTCACTTGTATAGTATACTGGAGAAATAAGATTTAAATCATTTTGCCAATTTAATACTCTATTACCACCTGTAGATACTAAAACTCTTCCTCCCCAATCTACACTTCCAACACCATATTGATCTGTTAAATTTAAACTTTCCCAAGATAATACAGCAGTTCCTGCAGAGTTATATAAAAATCTATTAGTAGTATCAATACCATCAATTACAGTACTTTGTAAATCAATTTTATTTGTTGAAGGTACATTTTTTTGTGTAGAATATACGTTAGGATCAGGAGTAAATTCATAGGTTCCATCTTCCTTTATTGTTTGAACCCATTGGATTGGGACTATTCTTGAAATTTGTTCAGCCATATCACATATAAATATTAATATGTCTTTGTGTTATCATCGTTTAATGAAGATAATTATAATAAATATCCAAGTTTAAGTTAATTGAACATATGAAGTTAAAATATACTAATATTTTCTTTACCTAATAAAGTTTGTGGAAAATAAACTGTTGAAGCTTCAATAAAAATAGGACTGCCTACTGATCCTGATGCAGGAAGAAAAATAGTAAAAGTATTACCAATTCCTGATCCAGTTACGGCGAATAGTATATCAGTTAGTGACATTTTTTAAGCTTGAGTTAATAAGGCCCTTACAGTTATACCATTACCTAAAACACCATTATCAGCGGTATATCTAATATAATTCCCAATAGTATCTGCTGATGAAGACCATGCGAGCCATGTATTACCTCCATCTGTTGAATATTCCCAGGTCCCATAAGTGTTAGAAGTAACATTATCATCTAATACAGTAGCATTATTAGCTATATTAAATAATCTAATTCTTAGATTAGGAATGGTTCCCCCCCATCCTACTATTTGTCTCCAAGCAAATTGTCTATTTTGAGCTGATGATTTTGTTAATGATGGTTCATAATGTGAATCTTGTGATCCATCTTCATATACACAACAAATAGAATATATTCTTGTTGGCACACAAATCTCACCCATTATATCAAATGCTATTTTAAATTGAATGTATTCTCCATAAGCAGCGGCAGTTAAATCTGCACCAATTGGAACTTCTGTCCAGGCACCACTATTATCATCTATACCAGAAGTTCTATACCATATTTTGTAAGATTCAACAGGGAATCCTAAATTAGATGTTCCAGCGTATTCCATATGGTCGATGTAAACACTGTATAATTTAGTTACATTTGGAGTAGCTAATTTTGGTGTTATAATATATTGTTGTGAAATATCTATATAAGAACTATCAGCTGCAAAAGGAAAAATATATAACCAGTTACCCCCGGAGGTGGTTGAAGAAGGTATAACAAACATCCAACCATCTTCAGTCCATATAGTTGGGGTTCCTTGAGGAAATAATCCATCGCTAGCACCTGTTGGGGTTGTAGTTAGTTTTAAACGACTTAGGTTAGCTCCAATATATTTATCAAACTGATCTCCAGTTGTATTATATTGAGTTACATATGTCCCTAATCTACCGCCAGTGTTTGTAATAAATAACTTATCAATAGTAGTTGAGTAGTCAACCTGACTCATTGTTGATAAAGCAGAATATGTTGTTGAACCTCCAGGAGGAACCTCAATCATAAAATCTCCTAACCAACTAGTACTCCCAGCTGTTATATTAGCTATAGGGCATCTAAAAATTCTTGTAGTAGTTGTAAACCATAAACTTGTTACACCAGAAGAAGCCCCATGTGATACAGAAAATATTCTACCAGAATTCACTTGAGATACTGTTCCTGTTATAGACATTGGGTTTGTTTTTAATATAAAAGCAGAAGGAGAAACACCTGAAGAAGGACCTCCTGTTAAAGCTCCTACTGTTAAAGCCGCTCTTAAATTATATTTTGTTATAGTAGCAGCTAAAGTGTTAGAAGTAGCATTAACCAAATAAACTGGGTGGTTTGTATTATCTATTTGATCATCAACAGCTAAAGTAGCTGCTATTACATTACTACCAGCATGAATTGTATGTGTACCAGAACCTGCTGCCGATATACTGGCTATTGCTCCTCCATATGCAGTAGAAATAGAAAATTGGTTTACTCCGTAGTTTGTAGCAATTACATAATAAGCAGTGTTAATAGTTAAACCTGTTGGTAATGTATTCGTGGTTGTAAAATATACAACATCCCCAACAACTAATCCATGTCCTGTACAGGATAATATATTTGTAGTACTATAGGTTACTGTAGCTGTCTGACCACCTGCTACTGAAGCGTCTTTCAACAAATAGGATGCTCTAATATTATCTACTGTGGTTGCTTCTGGGATTGAAGTACCGCCGGGTGCAAATGTATCGTAATTTAGTCCTTTAATTAAATGGACACCACCATTAATAGAAGTAACATTTGTTACTGCTAAAGCTATTCTAACCTCTTCAATCACATAAGGGGTGCTCGGTGATAAGGTTACTGGTGCATTTATGGTTAAAGTCGTATCATTAGTTATAGTAGTAATTTCATACCATGTTGTTACTTGAGTAGGGTTTGTAGTACCAAATCCTATACGAGCTCCAACAGCAATTCCTTCAGATGTGAATCCGGTACCGGAACCACCTATAGTTGCAGATGTTCCAGATGTTGATACGGTACCCGTTGTGTGTTTATACACAAACCCTCTCATTGATCTTATCGTTTTATTACCTAAAATGGTTGTACCAGATAAAGTTATATATCCTTTATATGTTATTGTTTGTGAGGTTGAATTAAATTCAAATAAAGTAACAGTTCTGGTAACAGCTTGGGTAGCATTTGTACACGCAAATATCCAATAAATATTATCAGACCATTTAATAACATGAGGCATAAACTGTGAACCTATTGCTACCTCAGGTATATTTACTATTTCTGAGGGTTGGGTTGTAATATAGTTATCTTCAGCATTAGATCCAGTAGTTTGTTGTAGTAAACTAGCTATTAAAGTTTTTGTAGAATTATAAGAACCTGTTAAAGGTGCTGTAGGTCCATTAAAATGATGTTCAACTGCGGCTTTCATTATTGTCTTGCTTGTATATTAATAAATATAGTTAAATTTGTTTTTATTATTGTCTTGCTTGTATATCAATAAATATAGTTAAATCTGTGATATATAGTGATGATTGGCTCACATAAAATTCTAGTAAATCATTTATGTTTAATTGAGTAGTCCAACCTGTTAAAATTGTATCTAAAGATGAAGATTGGTTTGTTAAAGAAATAGTACCTAAGGTTATTCCATTTCTTTTTATATTAACATCTATATTACCATTAGTATTAGCTATAGTTCTAGTTTTAACTATATTAGCATTATAACCAATATGTTTATATCCTTTTGAACCTTCTATAATATAAATATTATCTGTTATTATTCTAGTACCAATAGTTGTTATATAGGGATTAAAAAGAGCATAAGAAGCTGTTTGAGCATTTTGAACAAATGAAGAGGTTTGTGCATATGAAGCACTTACAACAGTTCCACTAAAAAATGAAGCCGTTTGAGCATTTTGGACATATGAGGCCGTTTGAGCATTTTGAACGTATGAAGAGGTTGAAGCAAAGCTTGAACTTATAGCATTTAAAACGTATGAAGCAGTTGTAGCGGTTCCAAGTAAAGATCCTGTAAATGAAGTAGCTGTTAGTGAACCTGTAAGGTTATAGCTACCTGTAAGTTGTTTTGTGTTTATCCAAATACTACTACTATATACTAATAAGTCGCCACTTGTTAAAGACCCAGTATTTATTCTAACATTATGTAATTCATCTATTTCATAACCATTATCTACTTTAACAAATATTGTACCGTTATTTTGATGAGCATAAACAACATATCCTATAGTTATAGTATGTTGTGGTGCTTGAGGTTTAACTTTTGTTATAGATCCTGCTGTAGTTGGTGACAAATACAATGCATCACCATCTAACCAAGTTTCGCCTTGAAGTGTTCCAGTAGTATCTATACCTCTAACTAATCCGCTATTAGTAATAAAACCCTCTTGGTTTACATTAATATCTTCTGTTACTAATCCTAATGTGTCTACTGAGTTAGCATCGTTATTGGCTTGAGCTAGGACAATTGCTAGTCGCTGTCCTTGGGCTCCTCCTTCATCTACTCTACGTATACGAATAGCTTTGTACTGTGACTCTAGTAAATTAGCTCCAGTTTTATTTACTACTCTAACAACTTGTTCTTGACCTAGTTGTAAAGTAACATTTCCACCTTTTAATCCTAAATCTAAAGTACCATCAGTATTATTCCATACTAAGCGACTTGCGGCTCCTGATCCAGAAAAGTATATTGAATCTGTTATATTTAATGAGCCTGTTACTATTTGGTTACCTATAAATCTATTTGAACCGGTGGTTGCAAATGATCCTGTATCAATAGTACCTCCAGATCCTGAAATTGTAAACAATGATCCTGTTCCATCATATATAAGGGTTCCATCTGTTTGAAGAACACGTTGGTATGTGTTTTCAATATCTTGACCTGTTAAATCAAAAGGTCCTGCCATAACTTATTTTTATATTAATGTTTGAATAATTCCTTCGATTATTCCGCTTTTTTCACCATTGCTGATTTTATTGATTTTTAAGTAAGAAGATATAATATTATTTAATTTAACTTTATTTAAAGCCATATTAGTTAAGCCAATATTTTCTTTTACAAGTATTCGAGTTAAATTTTGAATGTGATCACCAGCTTTAATGTTTCTTACACTAATTGATGGTTTAGATTCAGATATAATATTTTGGTTTGATTGTGATTTCACTTCTACTGTTACCTTTCTTGCTGTTTCTACTTCAAAATTTGATTCCCATGGTGTAAAATACGTATCATCTGCTATAACTTCAAGCCTTATTTTGCCTTTTGTTGATTCTTCTAATAAGTTTTTTAATTTTTTAATAGGAACGGTACATTTACCGTTAGAGTCAATAGTTCCTTTAAATAAAAGGTTTAAATTATCTGATTCTACTATTAAACGTGCTTGACTATTTTTAACAGAAGCACCCTCTAGTGAAATAGAACATTCAAATACTTCTTGTTTATCCGTGTATAATATATACATTACCTATTTATTTTAACATCAATTCCTAGTACTTCTTTAGCCACTAGTGTTACATCGGTTATACGTATTTGACGATTTAGTACCTCTTTAGTTTCTTTGTATTCTATGCCCTCAACTTGACATAAAAGTTTAATAAATCGTTTTTTCTTTTCGGGATGTTTATTTAAATAACTGCCAAACCCTTTTCCTCCTACATTAATTAATTCAATAATTAAAGCGCAATCATCCCATCTATTTGTTCCTGTTACCGTTTCATTTGGTGGATATGTTTTTCCATCAGTTGGATTTATAGCATCCCATTTAAAATTAGCTGTGTTCCATTGAAATGGGATTCTTGTAGCCATATATAATAAATATTAATATGTCTTTGTGTTATCATCATTTAATGAAGACAATCTATTATTAAGAGTATTTAATGCTGAACTTCTAGAAAAACTAGATCCTTTACTACTATTTTGGATTTTTTCCATTTCCTCTATTATATTTTGTTTTTCTTGTTCAATAGCGGGATCTGGTTGATATTCTTGGGTTAGTAGAGTAGGTTTTGGTTCTCCATAAATGTTAAGTTTTGGTTTTAAATTATTAAATGATTGATTTGTAGCAATTACAAGTATAATAGCTAATGGATCAAATACAAAAATAATAAGCAAAATAAATATATTTGCTGTTTTTTTAATAGGCATTCCCGTAAGCTCACTTACATATTTAATAGCACCTAGTTCGTTCCCTAATTGAGATTTAGATTCCATATTTAACACCTGAATGTCTAGGTTGGTTAAACTGTCATTTAAAGCTTCTATTTTTGTAGATGTTTTGGTTTTATTTTCTAAAGCTAATGTTAATTGTGATTCAAATGCTTTACGATTTCCTGTATTTGCTTTGCTTATAACTTGGCCTGTTTTTTTGTCTACAGTTTGGGTTGTAGTATTTATTGAAAGTGCATTTCTAAGTTGTGAAATATCCTTATCTAATGTAGTTTTTTCTAAAGTATATTCTTTTTTAATTTCATTAAATCGATCTCTTTTTAATTGGACATTTGCAACCTCTTTTCCACCAATTTCAAGTTTAGATATATTTTCTTGAAACCCAGTAGTTAATAGTCCATAAATTCCTAAAGAAGTAATAAATGACAGAATTACTAAAGCAGTAGTTAAATACACTTTTAACATAGTGTATGTTTTTTTCCACTGGTCGTGTAAATATGTTGTGATTGCTATTTTAGATAACTCTAAAAATGAACCCATTATGATTACAGGAATAGCTACGCTTGCAAATAGGATTGATAATCCCATAACACTATAATAAGCGGCTGTTAAAGATAGTCCTACTGCACAAAACAGTAGGAACCAAGATAATAGTTTTTGTTTCATAGATAAAAAATAAGGAGGCTTTTTTAAGCCTCCAAATATTTATTTAATATCTGTTGATTCAATCAAAGTATATGTAAACGAGTTTCCGTGGATATCTCTTGCTTTACGACAAATTGCCATAAATTCTTCAAAGTCCTTAGCTTTTTTAAATACTTGACATCCTTCTGACCAATTTTCTACATAAGTAGAATCAACTCCTGCTTTGTGGATGTTGATTCCAAATACACCTTCATCGATTTTTGTTTCATCAAACTTTAAATCTTTATTAGCATCACGATATACTTTAACGTTTTTTGCTTGACCTAAAGCCTCGTATTTTCCTTGATGTAATCTAATAGTGTGTGATCCTCTGTATTGGCCTTCTACTAAACGTGCAACACCACCTTTGTTATGAAATTCCATAACACCTTTTTTACCTGGGTCAGTTGTGTTTGTCCATTCTTTGTATTGCCATTCACCTCCTACTTTATAGGATACTGTAATAACGTCATCAAATACATTTGTTACTGTTTGTCCAGTTGCTGCGTTTCTAACACCTACGATGTTTACGTCATAATCTTTTGCTCCTTCAAACCAAGCATATCCTTTTGATTTTACTGCTGCTTCTACTTGTTCTTTTGTGTACTTTGCCATTTTATTTTATTTATTTAATATTTGTGCACTTGGTGCTGTTACTGTTAAACATTTTCCTATTGCTGTATTTGTTATTGGTCCGTAATGTAAAAACCCAACTGGTAGTGATGTAGTTGAAGACGGTTTGTCAAAATTTACATAACCAACTACTCCACCTGTTGTCATTTCCCATACAAAACCAAAATCGGTATTTGGGTTCCATGTTGTTGATGTTGAAACTCTAAATGTACCCATAACTGCCCCATCTCCAGTTGGTATAATAGGAGCTGTTTCATTGGTAAAGATGTTTGTTGCTGAAGAGAAGTTTAATTTTCTTGCACCTGAGATATATGGTAAATTAGTAGTTCCTTTATTAGGCCAGCCTAACAATAACGAATGCGCATTTTCATTTAATGCTTTCCAAGTTATTGTTCCTGTTGTTATCTTTGGAGAATGAACTCCACGAATAATCAATGCGTTGAATTTAACTGCTGTTGTACCCGTGCTTGTTAATCGGATTTGAAAATCTGCAGTGTTTGTTGTTGCACCTAACCACTCCATATCCATTTTGACTGATACTGTTGGAGCAATGTTAGTTAATTCTTGTAATCTTTGTTCTTTAAGGCTCATTTTTTTATTGGTTTTTTAATTGGTTTCTAATTTATTATAAATATCTTTTTTAATTTTTTTGTTAAAAATCTTTGTTAATGCCAATTGAAAATGATTTATACGAAGTGCCAAACGCAGTTTGTAAAGAATATGAAAATACTGGAGTATATCCTTTTATTCTTGGAAAATTATAATTAATATCATATTCCATGGTAATATCTTTTTTATAAAAAAACCAACCACCAGCAACAGAAACTGAAAATGGGCCATATATAGGAGATGTAATCATTAACTCTGAATACAAATCTTTTATGTCTAAAGAAAATAGACCAGTATTAATACCAACAGCAATATCTCCAAAATATTTACCTATCTCAACAGTAGCACCCAATAAGTTTTTTGGATCACTAACTTTTGTATCAAATGCAACATTTGGGGCAACCATTACGTAGTAGGATGCCTGTGCAATAGCAACTGTGCTAAAACATAAAAATAAGATTGTGATTAGTTTTTTCATTATGCTTTTCTAGGTTTAGCTGCAGGTTTTTTTGCAACCGGTGTTGTTTTTGTTCTTCTAACTGGCTTAATAGGTAATTTTTCTTTATTAAATATTTTTGGGTATATTATAGAACCAAGCATTATAAATGCTAAAGCAATTGCCCCAACCATAAAATGAGAGAATCTTTCTAGTAACGCTATCATTTTCATTGTCTCTTCTTGTCCAACTTGAGTTTGTAAATCAAGTAGCCAATTTATATCATTCATGGTTGTATTCATATCAGCGTTGAATCTATCTGAAGTTATAATTGATTTTACTTTTATTGTATCGGGTGATGTTAGGATAAAATCAATAGTATTATCCAATTCATTCATTTCAATTTTAACTTTATCAACCATTTTAGATTCCGAATCTACTAAATATGTGTTGGTGTATTGATTCCATAAAGTATCTCTTTTTATTTTCTCTTCAAGTATAGCGTCGCGATGCTGTTGAATGTTTTGTACGTTAATATTGGAAGTTGTTATTGCATCTTGTACAGTCGTGCCGTAATAGTCAAAAATGCGAGATAGCGCCGGGACAGGCTTTAATCGATTCTCTAATATACTTGTTGCTGATGTAGTGATATTAGACTCGACATATTTTCCGAAACTGGCTATAACAATAATAATACCAGTTAAAATAACCATTAACGTTGTTTGTTTCATTTTGTTTTTTTTGTTGTAGGCTTTCTAGTTGTTCTAGTTGGCGCTTTTTTTATTGATGTAATCTTGCCTGCTCTCGCATTTGAAATAAATTCACCTGGATTTTCTGAAAATTTGGTTGATATTTTAATAATACCAGATAATAATTCTGGAGAATTTAATCCTACTAAACCGTAAACTAATGCTTTCCATATAGCTGCAATTTCAAACTGTTCTAGGATAAACCATGATATCAAAGATGCTAACATGGCAGCTGCCATGTTATTAATAATTTGTAAGATTGTTTTCTCTTCGGGATTTTTGCTTGTAGCGACTCGGGCCAACATTCCTGCAGCTCCGATCACTAATACAATCCATCCTCCGCCAATAAATAACGGTATAAATTTTCCTAAATCATCCATCTAAACTATTTGTTAATCTTCTTTTTTACCCCAAATTTTATCTACCGATGCTAATCCTAAACATCCAAACGCTAGCATTGCTACTGCGTTTACTAAAGTATCTGCTGGTTTAATATCTCCGTGGGTATAGCTATTAGCATATAGTGTGATACATAAAGTAATACCACACAATATACCAATAAATCTTTTAGATGATGGAGATCCTTTTTCGTCTTTAAATAATCCTGTTATCCAATTAAGAATCTTTTTCATGGCTTTATTTTTTAATAGGAGTAACTACTTTTTTATTAATAATAGACCAGATAGCACCAGTTAAAGTTAAAGCACCACCAATGCACTCGGTTACAAGTGTTTCATCAACAAGACCTCTTGCTATAACGATACCACCAATAAATGTTAAGGCATGTCTAACAATACCCAATACTTGTTCTTTAGATAATTTCATAATTTGATTTTTAAATTAATTTATTATACATATGTTTAACCTTCACAACTAACGCAAGAATCATTTCTTGAGATATTGTCTCCTCTTAAAATGCTTTCACTTCTGCAATAATATAATGTTTTAATACCTTCTCTCCATGCTAATTTATGCACCTCACTAATGTATTTTGGTGAATCAGATGGATCAAATGTTAAATTTAAGGAAATTGCTTGGTCAACATATTTTTGTCTAATTCCATTTTGACGAACAATTTCGTAAGGGTTAATTTCTTTAAATGTTAAAAATACTTCTTTTTCCTCAGCAGATAAAATATGATCAGGTAAACCTATTACAGATCCTTTGTCTTTAGCTATTTGTTCCCAAATGCTATTAATGTTATATCCTTTTTTTTCAAGTAAACGCTCCAATGTTGGATTACGTTTAATAAATGTACCTTTAGCTGTTTTTAAATTAAATACATTTGCGGGGATTGGTTCAATTGAAGGAGAAACTCCACCTGAAATGTTTGCATTTGATACTGTTGGAGCAATTGCTTGGTGATGTGTATGTCTTAAACCTGTTCCTTTACACCATTCTGGTTCCCCATATTCTTTTGCTTGGTCTCGGGATGCTTTTAATGTCTCTTCTTCAATAAATTGAGACATTATTCGAGTGTATGAATTTGCTTGTAAACCTGCAAAAGGAATTCCTTTTTCTTGTAAAAATGTATGCCATCCAAGTACTCCAATACCAATTGCTCTACCTTTAACAGCAGAACGGTGAGTATTTTCCATAAATTTAAGACTTTTAGAACGATCTATAAATTCTTGCAATACACCTTCCAAAAACCAACAAGTTAATTCAGGTAAAGTCATTCCATTTTCAAATTTATAGTCTTTCCATTCATCCCATCTTGCTAAATTCAATGAAGATAAACAACAAATAAATGAATGTAATGGATCTGTGTATAGTGCAATTTCAGAACAAATATTTGTCATTGAAACATTCAAGTTAAAGTTTTTATATGCTTGAGGGTTTGCATTGTTTATATTATCTTCAAACATCAAATAAGGTTCACCTGTTTCTAAACGAGTTTTTAAAATTTCACCCCATAATCTTAAAGCACGTGGTTCTTTTTCTTCTAACTTGTTCATAAAATCATCATCTATAACAACGCATTGATGCATGTTTAGGCATTGTCTGTTGACATCTCCTTTAGGGCGGCGAACCATTAAAAATTCCTCTATATCGGGATGATTCACGTGTAAATTAACTGATGCTGCACCACGTCTAACGGATCCTTGATTGGTAGCTAGGATTGTTGAATCATATATTTTAATCCAAGGAACTACACCCTCAGATACACCATTTCCAGAAATTTCTTTACCTCTACCTCTAATTCTAGACACACCAATTCCAACTCCACCACCTTGGGATGACAAACGCATTAATTCAGAATTTGCTAATGCAATTCCCTCAATTGAATCGTCTGTATCTATTCCAAAGCAGGAAATTGGCATACCACGTTCTGTACCTAAATTAGATAAAACAGGGGATGCTAAACACAACCAATTTTTTTCCATTGCTTCAGCAAAAAATGGTTGAAGATCTTTACGTTTTAGTCTACGAGAGGCTGCTTTTGATACTCGATTAAATGCTTTAAATACATTTTCCTCCGGTAGTAAATATCCTTGTGAAACTATGGATTTGCCAATTTCATCTAACCATTCAGGGTAATCTTTACCCTTCACCCATTTACTGGTGTCTATGTTTAATTTGCTCATGTGTTGTTTTTATAAATCGCTCCAGTCAGCGGTTGATTTTGAATAATCTGTTACTCTTCCTGCGAAGAAATCTTGGTGTGTTTTACCACTTGTTAAATGTCCGAACCATTCCATTTGTTTTAATAAGTTTGGATCGATATCGTTGTATAAAGGATTATAACCTAATTCAATTAATTTTTGGTTGGCACGTTCCTTAATAAAGTTTTTTAATTGGTCTTTATTTAAACCTTCAACTTCACCCATTTCAAATGCTTTGTCAATAAAATCAAATTCTAATTGTACTGATATATCACAAGCTATTGAAATTTGGTCTTCAAATTCTTTTGTAGCTAAATGTGGATTTTCCTCCATTAATGTTCTAAATAACCAGCATCCTGCTTTTGAATGTAAGGATTCATCTCTAACACTATATTCTACAATTTGGCCTGTTCCTTTCATCATGTTTCGTAGTTGAAAAGACATTAAAATAGCAAATGAAGAAAATAAATTTACACCTTCAGTAAAGGCAGAAAATATAGCTAATGAAAGAGCTTTTTCACTTAATGTTTCTCCAGGAGTTTCGATTAAACGATCAATTTTTGCTTTAGCTTCTTCATCTTCCATAAAAGCTGCAAAATTATCTAAACCTAGTTCTTCATTTAAGCGTGCATATGCTTCAGCATGTATTGATTCAAAATCAGCAAACACACGAGCCATAGCTTGAATTTCTGGTTTTGGAAACCACATTGATACTTTTGTGGACCAATAATCGTTAACATGTACTTCGGTTTGAGTAAATGATTTTAGAATATTTCCAATTAAGTTTTTTTCTGATTCGCTTAATTTAAGTTTCCAGTCATTCAAATCTGAAGATAAAGGTACTTCATCTGCTAGCCAGTGTACTCGATGTTGATCTTTAAAGAAATCAAACGCAATTTGATATTCAAATGGTTTGTAAAAGTGTCTTGGTTCTGTTATCATGTGTTTAATTCAAAAAATTTATTACTTAACATTTGTCTATCTAAATCATCAAAATTACCATTTAATGATTTTCTTGGTGCAACTGTATCTGCTTCTTCATCGTAATGGTCTCCAATAATAATGTGGCCATTTGATGTATTAACATCTACTTGGAAAGTTAATCCATCCATCCCATATCTATTTTTCATGATATGGAATCTTCCGGTTCCATTAACTTTATCTTCTTTTTTTCTTGATAATGAAATTGATAAATCGGTAATCATCATTTTATCGTAACTACCTGCGGCTTTATCACCTTCAATAACATCATCTTTAGCTCCCGCGCGATTTACTTGGGAAACTGACCAAATTGGTAAATTAAGCTCTCTAGCTAATCCTTTGGTACTAGTATAAATATCGTCTATTTCTCCCTTACGGTCAACATTTCTTTTTCTTGTTGAAAGAAGATCAATATAATCTATAAGGATAAGGTCAGGTTCAATCCCTAAATCTTTTACTTTTTGTATGTGAGATTCTATAGTATTTATTGTAGTTTTTCCCATAGGATATTCCTTAATTATCAATTCACCTTTTAGATCAGACATCATACTATTTACTTGATCTTTATTTTTGTCTAAAGAATCTACTGGTAAGCCTGTAAAAAATGCATCGTATCTTCGTCCTGTATAAGATTCACTTAATTCTAAAGTATAGTGAATAACATTGTATCCCATTTTAACAGCAAATCCACCTAAAGCAACTAATGTCCATGATTTTCCTCCACCTGGGCTACCAAAAATTAAACCTAAATCTCCATTTCCTAAACCACCTTGAATTAATTCATTAATAGCGGGCCAAGGAGATGGAACTATTGTTCTGTGATCTTCGCGGTAACGTGATTCAGTATCTTTTCTGTATTCGTGGCCTATGTTTTTATCTTGTCCAGCTTTCATTGCTGATTCAATCATATATTTAATTGAATCGTAATCTCCTGCTTTAAGTAAATCTACACTATTTAGTAGTGCTTTTTTTAGTTGTTGATTTTTGCAAAATGTTGAGAATTCAAGTTGAACATACTCTAAATCTTCTAAATCTGCTCTATATGCTTCACGTAATTGCTCTTTAACAGATACTTTAAGTACCTCATTATCTAACTTTTTCATTTCAACTTTTAAAATATCCATTGAAATGGTAGTGTGATAACTTTCGTAATATTGGATAATTTGATTTATAACCCATTTATGTGCAGGGTTAGAAAAATATTCATCGCTTAGTACATCATTTATGTTTTGTAAAAATTCTTTATGTGTTAATAAAGAAGATATAACTTTCATTTGAAACGAGGGACCGTATTCATCAATTGATTGAAGTGTCATTTTATAACTTTTATTTAAATATAATAACTTATTGTTGGTTTTCCAACAAATCTTTAAAAATATCGCGAACCCAATAATCTGTATTTCTTATTAGGTTCCCAATTTGATCTTCATTGCACATTTCAACAAATGTATCAGGAAGAAAATTTAATGGTGTATTTTCTACAAATTTATCAATAAACATTTTATCTTTATCATCCATCATAGGATTTGATAAATCCATTACTCTATATTTGTCTTCTAATAGTGGTATGTTATGTAGTACTCTTGCATATATAATATGCTCTTTTAATTTAGCTTCAGCCAAGCTTATTAAATCATCAAAGGATAAATCTTGAGTAGTAAGTTCAGGGAATCGTTTAAATAAACCTTTTGCCCCTAATCCTTTAATTCCAGTTACACCATCTGAACTATCTCCCATTAGTAATTTGTAAAGTAAAAAGTTATGGGGGGTAATGTTGAATTTTTCTTTTACTGTATCTGTAGTGTAATATTCTTTTTCAATTGGTCTGTATACTATAACTTTATCGCTAATTAACTGCAGGTAATCTTTATCGCTAGATACTATGAATACTCTGTCTTCGGGTTTTGTAGGCAATGTACTGCTTAAATATGCGATGATATCATCCGCCTCTACTGTAGGTAGAGATACTGTTTTAACAGGTAATGTTTTTAAGTATTGGATGATGCGAACAATTTGATTTATTTTAGAGTCATCTTCTTCTTCTAAATTGTCAAATAATTCGTGTTTAGTTATTCGAGATGTATTTCTATTTGATTTATATTCAGGAATAATATTTTTTCTATTGTTAGAGGAGCCTACACCATCAAACACCATATAAACTTGTGTTGGTTGGAGTGTTCTAATTAAAGCACCTAAAGATCGAAAAAATCCCCCTAAACCTCCTATATGAACTCCATTTGAATTTACGGCATTTATAGCACTAAAATTTCTAAAAAATAAGTTAAGTCCATCTATTAGCAGGTAGCGTTCTGATTGTGGCAATTCTTCTCCATGTTCTTGCACAGTATCAAGGAGGTTTAAGAGGTCTTTTTTCATATTAATCTTCGGTTTCAAATAAATCTGGGGTAGCTACTTTTTCATCCCACTCACTAGTATCTTCTTGGACTGAGTAGTTACCTTGTCCTAATATATCTGCCCATTCTTTAACGTGTGCATCTTTATACTTTTTAACTGCATTTGGATCATCTTTAATAAATCCATGTACTGTTGATATAATAGTTCCCATTGTAGTAATTCCATTAATGTGATTTTTATCACAAGCAATTTTAGTACGTAATGCAAATTCAACTTTTTTCTTATCTTTAACAGCATTAATTTTTGATGTACCTGCATTTGTAACGTTACCAAATGTTAAACATAAAGAAACATCGTAATAAAATGTATCTCCACCTTTGTTTGTCATTCTAGGTTGTGACATTGGAGTTAAGGCAGGTGCTACACCTACTTTGTTTACAATAAACAGAGTATTCGTGTATTTTGAGCTTTCCTTACGAGACATTACAATCTGTTGATTAATAAAGTTACCGAATTGAGTTGCGATAGCTCCTGCGTTCCACATTGGGTTGTTTTTCCCTTGATTAATGGACATATCACATGGAATTGAACCAACTGAATCCCATATAAAGAGTAAATCATATGGTAGATTACCTTTCTTTTGTTCAGTTAATAAATCGATCATGAATGCAGCAATATCTTCAATTGAGTTTAAAGAGCTTCTATCTCTGTAAATAAAGAATCCTGTTTGATCTACTATTTCTCCAGTATCTGTATCAACTACATCATCGATTTCAAACCCCATTGTTTTCCAGTGGTTCCAATCGTGTTTCATTTCAGTGATGATTAGTACAGGTAATATTCCCATTTTTTGAGCATTAACTGCTACTTCAATAGTCATAGTAGATTTTCCTGTGTTACTTTTTCCTCTAACCATTGAATTATGACCTAAAGGAATTCCAGGAATAGATAAAGCTTCTTGTAACGCTGGTGAAAATGGTATCCACTTTTGTTCTTTAAATTTAACATTAGATGCTAGACCTTTATTTGCTTTAAATTTGTCTAAACTAAAGGCGGATTTTAATTCTTTATCCGCCGCTTCAGTTAGCGATTTTCTAGTTGGTTGTGTTTTTGCCATATTTTAATATAAATTAAAATGGCAAATCATCATCTTCTTCAAATAAAGCATCAAAATTATCTGCTTTAGATTTTTTAGATTCTGGTTTTGTAGTTAAACTATAATTTGATTGTGGTTTTTCCTCTACTGTTAATTTTCCATCAGCAGGAGTGAATTCTTCTTCCTCTTCAGGATTTAACCATTCTGCAAGTGCTGTTTTGATTTCATCAAATGGAAGCATTTTGTAAGATTCTTTTGGATTAACTTGATCCTCTAACCATAATTCTAAAGATTTTTCATCTTCAGTTAATGGTGAAGTTTTCATGGAAGGTGTAATTGTGGTTTTGTTATAAACTGTTCCTGTAGAATCAGGTCCAACTGTAACTAACTTAATGTCACGTCCCATTAGAATGTCTGTAAAATCACCTACTTCTTCATCTGCGGCCATTTGTAAAAATGCTTCGTAAATTTCTTTACCAAATTCCCACATTTGAACTCCTTCTGACTCTTCACCACGTACAATTACAGGAGCAAAAATCCGGTTTTTAGGGTCTAATTTCTTAGCCAATCTCCAATTTTCCTTGTCATTTGTACCACGAAGTTGCTTTGCAAATTCAGCAATTGGATCTTTTTCACCCCAATTTAAAGGAGAAGCAATTACTTTTTTATTACCAATTCCATAGTAAAATTTCATTTCCGTGAATGGAAATTCTTTGTTGTATTTGAACGGAACAACACGTACCGTTTGTTTACCAATTTGCGGTTTAAATCGCTTGGTTTGATTGTTTGCACCTCCCCCTGTTGGTTTGGATTGCATCGATTCAAGTTTCTTCTTGATTGCATCTAGATTCATATATAACTATTTTTTATTGTTTACAACTAAATATAATAACCTTTATTTGCTAAGCCAACTATAATTCAATGATCTTGAAAATCTTTGTATTAAGTTGCTTAATTTCATTGTGTTGGGTCAACAATATACAATTTTTATAATGTTGCCAATTTACTGGGTAATTTGTATCAACTGCTCCACCATTCAATTTTTTAATTAATTCGTTTAATGCATTAATTGTATAGAGTGTGTTGGAATCTTTTTTTCTATGTACTAAAATTGTATTATCTGGAATATCGTTTATATTTCCTTGATCTACATTGTATGTTACAACATATTCATTGTTACTTTTAATATGCAGCACAAACATTTTATTATACATTATTGTATAACGTGATGTAAGTCCACTTATTAATGAATCTAAATCATCTAATGGGGAAAAAGTGCAAAACAACCTATTGTTCATAAGTAATGAATCAAATGTGACATTGTAGTCATATTGATCATACATATTAATGGGTTGTTCAAGAATATTGTACATAACTTATTTTATATTGTTGTAGTTTGTGCCGGTTTTAATTTTAAATTGAAAATTTTTACCATTTATTATTTTAGATATTTGTTCTATTACGTCTTTTTCATTTTCATCAAAATCAAATAAAAATGAATCGTAAACATATAATACAAGTTTAGTATTTTTCCCTCGTAATATTTTAAATATTTCATATAGTATACAAATATTATTTGCGGTTTCCAAATTTTGGAGTAAGTAATTTAAAAGTTTTTGTGGATTCATGTTTTCCATTTCACTTTTTACAAATTTATGCTTTGAAATTGGACACTCAATGTATCCTCCATAATTAAATGTATCCCATAAATCATCAGTATATGCTATTACTTTCTTAAAAAATGGGAGTTCTTGATATTCTTTCCAAACTCCTCCATAAATTTGTTTAAACGTGATTTCTTTTGCTTTGGCGTAATCCACTCCATACATTTTAGCAAAAGAGCCATGAATATCACTACTATCAAAAGTGTAATTAAGTAAATTGGCAATAATGCTAGGGTGATAAGCACTAATGTCCATTTCAATAAAAAGGTCATTACGCGGTATAAAACATTCTCTTTCTCCATTGTCTTTATTTAAAGCTGAAAAATTAATTCCTCCAAATGCATTAGAGGGTCTTGTGGTTAGTGTATTTAGGTTATATTGCGTGTATATAAACTCGTTTACCTCTTTATTGAAGTACTGCTCGAATTTAGTTTGATCTATTTTTATACCCGCTTGTTCGAGTTGAGCAAACACGGTTGCTGCTTTATTGTAAAACGGGTTTACATCTTCTTTAAAGTTTAAATAGTTTTGTTCACATACTTCATAGTGTTTTACAATCGGCACTATTATGTTTAAATCCTGTATATTTAAATGCTTATTGTAAATATGGTTGTGAGCAGGTGTTAATTGAGGTATATACGGATGAGGGGTAGGGGGTGGTTGGTAAACATGCTTAAGACAGAAATAATGTAAAAATTCCTTTTTATCTCTTACATTGATTTTTTCTATACTGTTTAATACTCTCTCTACTGTTTCTAAATCAAAGTTTATTATTTCGCTATGGTTTACCGAAATAATATATCCTTTATTGTCGTTTTCAAAACGAAGATAAATAGCACATACACTGTTTTCAACAGGGTGAAGTGTATGTGAACATGGGATAATATCAATATAAGCTACTTGGTGCTTTGTGCGACAAATTGTTTCTATATGTTCAATATCTTCTATAAGCCAGTACATGCTTTAAAAATACAAACTATGTTTTACAATTCCAAGTTTAAATTACAGGATTGGACCTTCTGGTGGTTCTGGTTCTACTTGATCAGGGGGTTTGGGGTTTGGGTCTACAGGTGGGGTTGGGTCTCCAGGGTTGGTTGGGATATTATCTTCAATAATGGCTATACTTGCTAAGATTTGAGAGAATTTTGAGTTTTTATTTAGTGATAATTGAGTAGGGATTAAAGTTTCGTGGAAGAATTGAGTGTGGGTTTTTCCTGCCATTGGTATTGTACCCTTGTGAATATGGTAAAATCCTATATAGTTTTGTCCATTTTTAGTTGTAAATTCACCGCCTGAAGTGTATAGGTTATTTATGTCTTTTAGTTGATAGTATTTTAAATAGTTTTCTTTAGCCTTATTTTTATTTGCAAGTTCTGTGTCTTGTGAGGGGTGGTATTTTAAATAATTTTCTTTAAAGTATTGAGAAAAACCATACCATTTTTGGTTTTGTTCAATTTTAAAAACAGATGTTTTATTTGTATTGAATACTGTTTCTTGATTTCCTTTAATAACCCATAATAAAGAAGCAGGTTCATATAAATCCCATGCTATTTTTGGATCTTTAGATTGTAATTTAGTGTGTGTTTCTTTATCTATTTCTAAATATTTTAATTCATTAGTTTTTTTACAGAAATATCTATTAAATTGTCCGTTTTGTTTATCTTGATCAGTTGGTAAAGTAGGGTTAAATGTAGGTATTAAACGATTTTGAAACTCATTTAATTGTGGGTATTCATTATATAATTTTTGATTTACGGGAAATTCAACTGTTAAAGTAGTTCCATCAGGTAATATGGAAGTTTGTATAGAAGGAAATAAAGGTATTACTATAGGATTAGAATTATTTGGAAGATTTTGTGTTAATTGAGTAATTTTAGAAATTTCTAAAGGGATTAAAAGAATATTTGGTTTTATTGCAGGATTTTTTCCAGTATATAATTGTCCTGTAGATATTTCATAATAGTATCCTTTATATTCTTCTTTTGTTGTAGAAAGCATATATTCTTTACCATTAGTAAATAAATTAGGTTTTATTTGAGATTTTGGGTAGTACATTTTTTTAAAATTATGCTGTTATAACCATTGCAAATCCTTCTATGTCATTAAGATTTACGGGATGTTTAGAAACTTTATCATCCCAATTGCCTCCTATTGAGTCTATGCTTGTGATTTTTTTGTTATTATTTCTAGTAATATTAAGAGCAATTTCACCATGTCCTGTCTTAAAAATAATTAAATCTCCAGGTTTTACATATGTTAAATTTTTTTGATCATCTGTTACAGAAGCCCATTTTTTATAGTTTTTAGATAAATTTTCAGATTGGGAAGGTTGTGGGTTAGGGATAGTTTTTGCTTTATCATAAAGATTTTGTATTTCTTGAGATGCTTTAGGGACTATAGCATTACCTGTAGTGTATGCTTCTTTCCAAACTAACATTTGAAAGTATCCACACCATGCACTACCTGATTTCCATCCAACTCCTGCTAACTTTTTTTGAAAAGATTCATCCCCATATTTTTCATTATCTCCACCATATTCACTTTGTCCGACATAAGACAATGCAATCATTAAGATTCTTTCTCTAATATTCATTATTTTATTTTTAAAGCATTTTCTGTCATTTCTTTTATTTGTTTTAATGTAAGAGCTTCTGGTGTTAAATCTGATTTGGTTGCATTTTCTCCTAATATACCAACGGTAGATCCTTTTTGTTTAGGGGTATTTTTATCTTTATTTAATAGGTTTTGAACATCTTCTATTGTAATTTCTGTATCAATTATTGTCCCTATTTTAGGCATAACAGTAGTTTCAATAGATGTTTCCCAATCATTATCATTTAATCTATGAGAAACACCAGTTACAATTAAATCAACTGTTTTACCATATGCTCTTGGTAAAAATTCTGTATTAACATGTAAAACATTGTATATTTTTATTCCAGATATCCCATCTAATGTTAAATTTAATCTAAATGGAATAAATCCAATAGTTCCTCCAGATACATCTTTACCTTCTGCATTTTTTGCTATTAACCATTTATAATATTCGGTTACTGTAGAGATATTTTTTTCTATGAAATTATCTGAAAATTGAAACTGAGGGTTATTATGTGGAGATAATCCAGTAAATCCATAACGTGAATATTTTCCCTTTCCTAAAAGAAAATTATCTAAATATAAATTTTTAGGTTCATCTTCATTTATTGCGGCAACTTTAGATGGAGAAGTAAATTTTTCTTTAAATCGATCTACTAAACCAGTATTCCATTTAGAAAATGCTGTTGCTTCTGTTCCTTTAACATATCCTCCAGCTGTTGCTCCAATTGTAATCATTGTAGCATAATCAGGAGTTATAGTTGTTCTTAAATCAATTTTACGAACAAAATTTGAAATATAATTATTTTTTATTCTAGATGAAATTTTATTTATTCCATCTTCTTTATTATACCCATATATTTGAAGTTCATATTTGCCCGGATTCTGTTTATTAGTAGTTCCTGGGATAGATCTGCTATCAATAATCCTAAGGTAATTAGTTTCTTCATCCATTACTGGTTCTAATTGATTAATTCCACCTAATGCTTTATTTAATCCTGTGCATATATTTGAAAGAAAATTAAATACACTAACATTTCCTTTTTTATCAGTAGCTAAACATTCTTTTATAAAATTAAAATTTAAATAAATATTTAAAGGATAAGCTATATTTTGTTCATATTCTTTTTTATTATTTTTTGTATCATGTAATTTAAAAGGGTCTAATTCTGGGAATACTTGAGTAATTCCATTTTTAATGGTATTAAATTTATCATTTCTAACAAGGCATACTCTTGGGTCTAATGATATTTGATTTGGAAGAGAATACATAAATGAATTATCATCATTATCATCTATGTTAAATAAAGGAATATTTTTATTGCCATTTGTTATTGGTATTACATTATTTTTTAAAAAAGTTAATAAAGCTCCAAATCTAAGGTAATGATTTTTATCTTTATCATTAAGTTTAAATGCATCATTACTTACAAACGAATCTGAAAGTGGGTTTGGGAGAAGATCTTGATTTTCCCCTATTATTTGATCATCCCATAAAATAGGATAATCATCTGAAATTTCTTGTTTAATTTTTTTTAAAATCTCCTTTTTAAAATCTTTTATTTGCTCCTTTATATTCCCTTCTATACTATTATACTCTTTTTCATATATAGCTTTAGTTGTGTTAGGGGCAGGTCCATCTTCTTTAGTTAGCACTTTATTTAATACAGTACCACTTAGATCTACCCCATTATTCATTAGCAAAAGAGCACCAAATATTTTTATATTTTCCCATATATCTTCTTGTAAATCCTGAGGTAATGGGACATTATATATTTGGTTTTTCATAACCAATTGATCTAGTTGTACATTATTATCTGCAGACTTTTGAGTTGTATAAGTAAGTGTATGTTTATAAGTTGTCTTTACTCCATTAATATTTGCAGGATTTCCTTCTTGAGTAGTAGATAAAAATCTTCCTACAAATTTATATTTTTCTGGTGCAGTTTCAGCTGTTATAATATTAATTGGATCTTGATCTGTTCTTTTTATATTTACATATTTATAGATAGAAAGCATTGCTGTTATAATATCTGTTTGAGTTTCTTCTTCATCTATTGTTTCTTCAGGTGGATCTGTTGCAGGGTCAGGAGTTGGGGTTGTAAGATTATCAAAAAATTTTTGTGTTTTTTGATCAATAGCTAAGTTTGATTTTAAAGATTCAACAACATCACCTAAACTAATTATAGTTAATTCAATAGAATATGATCCATCAGTATTAAATGACCAATTAAAATTTGATACTTTACCTAATAAAGCATCATAGTTTCCATTATAAAATTTTCTTTTACTTGCTATAGGGCTAAGCATTTCAAGATATGAAGTATTAGATTCTGTTTTAAAAAACATATCCTCAATTAAAGTATTGCGTAATATATTTTTATCTGTTCCATTTGTAGTGTAAATACTATTACCCCATTCAAGTAAAACAGTATATCCTAATCGCATATAAAGCAAATCAATAATATCAAATTGTTGCTTATTATTTGCTGTTAATTTAACTGTTGCTTTTTTAATTGAACCTCTAGTTAATGTTTTAATATCGGCACTTTCAATTCCAGACATAGGGGAAAATCCAAAAGAACCATAAGTATATGAACTATTAGCCTCTCGTGGTAAAAATCCTAATGCTTGTTCTAATTTACCGTCAACAAGTTTAGAGGTGCCAGAAAATAATATATTTTGTTTAGCTAATTGAGTACCTGTTAATTCTGGGGATAAATTTATTTCTGTTAATCTTTTAATTCCTTCAGATCCTGAAATGATAGAAGTTCCAGATGCTAGTTTAATCCAAGATGTATTTGAATTTAATAAATTTATTTGTTTATCTGTTCTAAAAGTACCAGTATGACCTACTCCACTACCGTGTAAATTTTGACGAGCTTCAATTTGTGCAGCAACATATGCTTCTACTTCTTGACCTATTATTGCCATTTTTTACTTTTTATATAACATTATTTAATCTATTATAAAGTGATATTATGCTTGATAACCGAACAGGAGCAGGTATTCTTAATTGTGCTCCAACTGAGGGAAATAAAGATGCAGGATCTTGGTTAGGATTTGCACGATTTATTATCCACCATAAACTTGAATCTTTATAGAATGTTAAAGCTAAAGAATCATATCTATCACCTTGTGTAGTATACACATAAATATCTTGGGAACCAAGGGGAATTTGTGGGTAAATAACATTTACATACCTTAATTTAGGAGATTCGGGTGTTGAGATTATACTAATTCTTGAATATCTTGACATTTATATAAGTGTTAAGTTAAGTTAGTGTTTCTTTATTTTGATTTTGAATTCTCTATTTTTTTAATTGTTCTCTTTCATAACTTGTAGTTGGAGGTCTTTTTTGATCTACATATCTTTGCATTCCTGTACCTAATAAACGAACACTATCTGTACCAAGTATATCATTTTGAAACGTTTGTTTTTCTGGTCTAAATTTATGGATTGGGGTAAAATTAAATCCAGTAACTTTTATCATGTGTGGAACTTGTCTAACATCATCCTTACTTTCTATTTGGTTTCCAGCATCATCAATTCCTATTTCCCAAGGTGACTCTTCAGGGATATCAAAGGTTAAGGATGTTATGATTCCGGGTTGATCATATATGTATTCTCCTAAAGTAATATAGGCAATATTTCCAGCCATATATCCAGGGAATTCGCTATCTAAATATTCAGGTGCTAAAGAGGAAGCTAAAAAATTTAATTTATCATACATTGCTGTAATTTCTTCTCTAGATTGGGCTACTACTGTAAAAGCCATTGATATTTTTCTTCCAAAACCTTTATATTTATATAATTTTTCTGCTCTACCCATATAGTCTATAGGTGACCAATCTGCATCGTATGAATCCGAAAAAGAATCTATAAATGCTCTAAAATGCATATTTTTTCTATATGTTCCTGGGTTTGTTGCTTCTTGGTTGTCGTTATTTAATATGGAAATAATAAATGGTATTATATCTAAATATTCTCCGTCTTTTCTGTATAAAGGATCATTAAGCCCATTTTTAGTGTTTACCTCTGTTTTATAGATATATGTAGCATTTACTTTATCTAATGCTTTCCCTCCATCAGAACCCTTTGTATAACTTGATCTATTTCTACCTCTTTTTCCTGGGTTTCCTAAATTAAGACGGGTTTCAATATTTTTATCTATGTAATTAGGGGATATAGATAAAAAATTTTGTGATTGTGTATCTAGTAGGGGTTTTCTAAAATCTTCATTAATGTCTCCACCTATATTACGTGATTGAGAATTAATTAAATAAGAACCCCATGTTTTGTAACGTGCACCTTTAGTATCTACAAAATTGCTAGAATTGAATTTATCAAATACTGTTAATTTATTAGCACCATCATTTTTTGTAGCAAATTTTATTTTAGTTGATCCAAAACCTAAAACAGAACCAGGACCTCCTCCATATTCAATTAAAGTAGATTCGTTAGGGTAAGTACTATAATTTTTAATACCTGCATAATTAGTAAATGGGGTTTTAGGTGGATTTACTATTAAATGTTTTAAATTAGTTAGTCTACTTGTTCCATAGTCGGGTTTAATAGAATTTTTATTTTTTTCAGCAATTACATCTTGATATTTGTTAATACTTGCAAATGGTGCAAGTCCTTGTTTATTTAAATGTCCTCCCGCAAATCCAATTAAAGCTTGCCCTATAGTAGATAAGGGAGTGTATGCACCTTCATTTAAAGCACCTCCTGCATATCCTGCACCTTTAGATGCTTCTGTTTTTGTTCCTATTCGAGAAAGAATATTTTCTTTAGCTAAAAATAAAAGTCCTTTAGGATTTTTTATATCTGCAAAATATTTTGTTAAACGGGCAACATCCTCAAGTGCGTTTAATGGGGCTAAAATCCCACCACGGATTGTAAAATCATTATAAAATGCAGAATCTAAAGAAACATTTAATAATCCTTTTTTAATATATGGTTGATTACTATCTTTTCCTCCAACTCTATCACGTCCAAAAGGAATTGTTCTTGGATTTTGGTTATTAGGACTAATAGCACCTTTTTGATTATCTGTATAGAATTTAAAATCTTCAGGGTTAGTTAATAGTTTTTGTAAAAAAGAACCCATAACTTAAAATGTATTATATAAATCAGAATAGGTTTGTCCAGGGGTTGAAATATATTTTGGTTTATTGTCAGGATCTGCGGTTATTGGATCTAATAAATCAAAAGTAGTAGGTTCTGGTAGTGGGGTATTTTTTCCATCTTCGTATTCTTGGTATGATAAATTAACAATAGAAAATTGTGTTCCTGTTACTGAGTATCCTGGTTTATCCTCTGCTGTATTATAGTGAAGTTGAGATTCTTTAGTAGATAGTGGGTTAGTAAACGGAGTTTCTCCATCACTAAATGATAGTGTAGAACCTTCTCCTATTGTTGTTAATTTACTAAGTAATCCCATTATGTTATATATTTAATTATCCGAATGGAGTAGCAATATTTGTATCACCAATTAATCCAACTTCAGGTAAATTATTTAAATATGCACCACCTGCAAAAGAGTTATTAATTGGTATTGTGCCTGCATTTAATGGACCTGTAGGAGGTAAACCATTTAAATCTAAATTTGAAGGTAGTTGTAATGGATTTGTTATACCATCTTCATATTGTGATACTAAATTACCAATTGAACTTGCATTAGATCCATTTAGTGAATATGAATTGCCGGGAGTACCATCAGAATGGATTGATGTCCCACCATTTAAGGTTCCTACAGCTAGTGGATTGGTTGTTGGTGTTAATCCATCATTAATACTTAAAGTTGATCCATCTGTTGTTAATTTTGTTAAAAGTCCCATAATTATTGTTTTTATTATAAATATTATATCTTTATTTCTATTTTATTAAATTGAAGTATTAGGATTAGGTCCACTTCCCATTGCATAAGTATCCGAAGTATTAACAATTCCTCTTATTTCAGGATTTTTAAGTGATGAAAGCATTAATTCTTTATTATCAATTTGGGTTGATACTAGAATTGGTCTATTTACTAAAAGTTCTAAAGTTTTTGCTTGTTTGTTGTTTGCGTTTACTAGAGTTTCTATAAGACCCAACATATCTCCCTTATTATTGCCTTTATCTTTATCATCGCGTATTATCTTTTTTAATTTATCTAATGGAGCAATTACTTCAGGGTTTGATTTAGCACCAGGATATTCTCCCATTAATCCTATTGTAGGGCCACTAACAACTCCACCATCTTCAAATGATGGCATTAAACTTCTTCCCCACGCATAGGCACCTACTCCCGCTATTACACCCGCTACTGGTCCAAATAATCCAGCAGCAGAAGAAGCAACATTAAAAGCCATTTTAGCAAGAGAGAATTCAGCTAATGATATTAATATACTTTTTAATTTATAAAAATAACCCATTAGTCTGGGCATATCTCCTGCAAGCTCAGCTATAAGGTTTACAAATCCTCTAGCAGGTCCCTCAAAAATAGCTCCTAATAGTTTTTTCATTTGATCTAGGGCATTATTAAGTGTTTCTTGAGCATTAAGTTTTTCTAAAGCTGCTTTTGCATCCTCTTCATTACCTAGTTTAGCTAATATCCTTTGTTTTTCTTCTTCAGTAACAGCTTTTTTTAAAGCTTGTTCTACTTGTTCTCTTGTATTTGCTGATAGGTTTGCTATATTTTCTTGAGCAACTAAAGAGTTAGCTAATTCATCGGCACTCATTCCTATTGCTTTTGCAATAGCTTCTTGTTGAATTACATTCATATTAGCAAAGTCTGCTGCTGATCCTACTTGGGATAGCATTTCAGCTGCTGCTTCTATTGATTTACCATTTAAAGCTAATCCTCTAGCTCTTTCTAGGTTTAAAGCCTTTCCAGTTAATAGTTCTGCTGAAAGTTCATTTTCAATTGAGTCTTCAAATTGAAGTAATCCTTTAGCAGCATTAGCTGCAGTCTCTAAACTAATACCTAATAATTTAGCTTGAATTACTGCTTTTGATATTAAGTCAGGATTATTAGCATATTGTAAACGTAATTGTCCTGAAACTTTAGCTACATCTTGAAGTATTTCTTTATTATCTAATTGAATTCCTGTTTGTTTAACAAGAGCTGAGGTTTGTTTAATAATAGAACCTGTTACTTCTCGAACTTTCATTCCATTAGCTATTGCTAATTGTTGAATACCCTTAGATTCTTCCCCGGTAAGACCCATTAGTTTAGTTAATATAACTTGGTCTTTAAGTTGTTGATCAGTAAAGCCCCGAGTAACCCCAAAAGCTTTAGCTAATTCTAATTGAGCTTCAGTTAAACTATATTGATTTATAACTAATCTCTCACTTTGATTTGCAGAAGTAGCAACTTCTTCTGCAATTTGTTTAAATCTATCTCTAGTAGCTGTTGCTTCTTCGGAAGAAACAGCCATTGATTTAGATAAATCTGTAACTTGTTTGTCAACAGCAAATCCTAATTCTAAAAACGTTTGAAAACCTTTTACTAATAATCCAATTATAACTAATGGATCTGTTAAACTAGATACTAAACTTTTAGCCATACTTCCCATAGCAACAGTCATTGATGAAATTGCATTTCCTCCTGCTTTTGCTTTTGCTCTAGCAGCATCTAATGCTTTATTAGTATCAAGTAATGGTCCTACTATTGGTATTTTTCCTAATCCTTCTAAAGCAACTTTAGTAAGACCTAAAGTTCTGTTAACCTTTTTTTCTTTTTGGATTCGTTCTTCAATTTTTGCATTAAGTTCATCTAATATATCAAATTCTTTTTTTTCAGCTGCTATTATTTCCTGTATAGTTTGCAATTCAGATTTTGATATACCCTGTTTTTTTAATCTTTTAGTAAGCGCTTCTCCATGTAATTGATTGCCATTTTTATCTAAAGTAATTCCTTCATATTTTTGTTTTACTAAAACAGCTTGTGATTTAGCTTCTTGAGATAAAATTTTTGCTTTATCCCTTTTACTTTCTAATTCTTTAAGAGATAATTCATGTAAACCTGATTGATCATGTTTTAGACTTTCAGCTATACTTGAAAGACCACGCATTGCTTTTACAGTACGATTAGTAGCAGTACTTTGTTTATTCATTTCTGCTAATGAAGCTCCTATAGATGCTGCTATCCCTCCAAAACCTTTTTCTAAATCATCAGCTTGTTTAGTAATTCCTGCTAAAGCAATTTCAAGTTTTTCAATTTCTTTATTACTTGCTGATATTGTATTAGGATCCATTCCTCGAAAAGGATTAGTTTTTCCTAACTCATCATATACTTTTTGAATTTGTTCTAAAAGTTTTTTTGCTTCTTTAAGTTTTGGATCTTCAGCCATTTAAAATATTTTGTTATAAATATTAAATATTAACATTTTTAACCGTATTTAATAGGGTTTTTGCTTGTAGTGGGTTTTTGAAGTAAACCAGGAAGTTTAACTTTACCATCTGAGTCAATTACAGTTTTTGTATTTAAGTTTTTCCCTTTAGATTGGTTTTGTATAGCTTCATTTTCTTCTTCAAAATGTTTTTTAATTTCATTAAAAGTAAAACGGCGAAGCCAAATTGGCATATTGTAAACAGTATGCCAATCATATCCTCCGTTTCCGTGAAAAATTATTTGATGTATTTGAGAAAATAAAGATGCTCTAACAGGAGCAATATTATCAGATGTCAGGCCAAAAAAAGCTAACCCCAATTGGGATACTAATTCTGTCGCCCCCGTTGTTGGGAAAAAAAGTTAAATCAACGTCTGGTTGAATTTTTTTAATATATTCTCTTAGTGCTCGTGAGTCTTTAGCTAAGAAATAATTTTCTACAAAATCTCGTATATCTTTTCTTTCCCTACTTCCCTCCACAGAAGTAATTAAATATTTTAAACGTGTTGATAGTTCTGGTGAAGAATCTTTATTAATTTTTTTAAGTCCTTCTAACTCACGACTAATATCTTGTTCGTCTTTATGGGTTAAAAGTTTAAATGTAACTGTGTTTTTTGAGTGTGGTAAAGTAAATTCAAATTCATTTAAACGATTTGTAAATAATTCTTCTTTGAGTGGTTTATTTTCTAAAGAAGATAAATCTATTGTTTGAGTTTCACCGTTATGTTCAAATGAATATTCTGATCCATATCCTAAAATACGAGCTGAAATCATTATAGCGTTTTTGTCTCCAATTAATAAATCATCAAATTCAATTTTAGAAACAATTAATGATTTCATTAACTTATCCAAAACGGTACCATTTCTAATATATGATTGATTTGTTAAAATATCCTCTTCCTTAGCGGTCATATATTTCATTTCAAGAGTTCCTTTTGCTAATTCAGAATCTTCAGGGTAAAGTAAACCTTTAGAGGGTAATTCAATGGTTTCTGTTGGTAATTTAAATTTTTCGTCCATAATTTTTATTTAATATAACTTTATTTGTCTTATATACATATATTAAAGAGTAGTAATATTATCAGGATTTACATTAAATGATAAAACTCCTTCTACTTTTAATATTTCTTTACGTATTTCTTGCATTTTTGATCTATCAAATCCACCTTTTGCAATCCAAGGATGTCCATCTACTTTAACAGTCATTATAGCTTGAAATCTAGATTGATCTTGTTGATTAAATTCTAAAGGTTCTTTAGATGATATAACTGTAATACCTGGGATAGAACGAATATCTGAATATATCTCTTTTTGTGGTCTTAAATCAATGTTAGTAATGAGCATACCTATCATTTTAAACTTGTCTTGATATTCCTCAGTTAAACGATGGTTTAATGTTTCTTTTATTAGCGCACGTAAATTATCTAATTTCATGTTATGGTATATGTTATAAATATGGGTAGATATAGTTTAATTAACGTGTTTATGTGATAATATATAATAAAAAAATAAAAGCTCCAACGAAAACGTTGAAGCTTATATAATTATTTTTAATTTTAATTTTAGTAGTTTAAGATACAATAATCTGGCTGTACTTCTAAAGCAATATTTACTATTGTTCCGTCATCATCATAGTTATAATCTCCAAAGTTAGCACTTGTTACTACTGCTCCTTTGATTATCCATTCTGAAACGATATCTCCAACAGGGCCAACTACATTAAATGTTAAATCTTTTTTATAGAAATCAGAATAACCATCTCTACCCGTTACAGATTCGTGACCTAAACGTATCCATTCCATTACGGCTTGTGCTCCCGATGGTGTGATAGATTCAAATAAAGTCATTGAAATTGTACCCCAAATAGTTTTTCCTTTTACATAACGTTGAACGTTAATGTGGTTAAGGGCAACTGCTGTTTGAGCTACATTTATTCCTCCCACTCCTTTTACTAAAAATGATGGAATACCATCCATATAAAGGATAAAGCGATTAGATTGTTTTGGTTCAAACGCGGTAAAAAATATTTCGTTCGGATTTAAAATTGCCATTTTGTTTTTATTTTAATTTTGTTTTATTATAAATATTTAATAATTTAATTTTTTATCCAGGAAATTCAGCTCCTGTTGGTAATAAGATAAAATCCAATGAAATAAATTCTGCTGTTCTAGTTGGTTGAATATAAATTTGACCTACTAATTGATTTTGATCAATTACTGCGGGTCCATTATTTGATTCATCCATTATTATTTTATAAGCATATAATCCTTGTTTTTGTTGGATGCCTTCTAAAAATGGAGTTACTCTAGCTACAAATGAATTTCTTGTTGCTATTGTATTTTGTTCAAATACTATTGTATCTGCAATTTGACGAATATAATTCTTCATTTCAATCATCAAACGTCTTACGTTTACACGGTCAAGAGCAGATGCTTGTTTTTGTAATGTTTTTTGTCCAAATACTACAACACCATTTCTAGGTAATGTAGCTAATGGGTTAATGTTATTACTATATAATGAATCTTTATTAGCTTGAGTTAATTTAAATTGGGCTTGTAGTACTGTAGATAATCCACCACGATTTATTCCTGCTGGTGCGAACCAAGGTGCAGATACTTTATCATTGAAAGCATATACTCCAGGAATTACAGTTGAAGCAGGTACCCATACTTGTTTCCCTGTTGCAGGATCAACGATACGAACCCAAGGCCAATACGAAGCAGCATATGATGTGTTTCTGGTTTGAGCTTGCGTTATAGTAGATGCAACTGTGCCATTATAATCGATTAGATCTAACACATATAAATTATCTCCTCTATTTTGAGTATTTGAAATAATTGTAGATACTACTGAGTGATGTTTGTCGTTTAATAGACCTGGGGTAAATAATAGATTAAATTGGTATGCTTCTTTATTTCCAAATAAAGCAACCATTTTATCATAATCTGATGCTACTAATCCCTGAGTTATTGTTGATATATTATCGTACATATATGATCCTACATTTGAGGCAACTGTACCTGTAGCACTACCAAAAGAGCTACTTAGATTTAATGGTAAATATCCAGGATATAAATTATTAGCAATATTTCCGTTTGAATCTAAATAACTAGGGGTTGTATAGGCAATAGATTTAACTC